ATGGGCATCCTCTTTGACTCAGGGGTATTTATTGATGTCTCTAGCTCGGAAGTTACCAGTGTAACGCTGCTCTTTTATGGTGGAGCAGCTGTGTAATGGTTGCCAAGAAAAAAGGTCCCTCTCTTTCGGTTGGTCGTGGCGAGAAATTGCCCGTCTCCAAGGGGGCGGGCTTGACTGCCAAAGGCCGTGCTAAGTACAACGCGGCAACAGGCAGCAACTTAAAGGCCCCCCAGCCCAAAGGCGGTAAACGCAAGGACTCGTTCTGCGCGCGCATGGGCGGTATGCCGGGGCCCATGAAGGATGAAAAAGGCAGGCCTACCCGCAAGGCGGCTGCTTTGGAAAGATGGAAATGCTGATGGACATTGGTTTAATCTGGTCAACTGTTTTGTCCGTTGCATTGGGTGGATTATGGTTTTTCATTCGTGAAAAATTTGACGAGCTCAAGCGGATAGACATCCTGTTGAACAAAACACGAGAGGAGATTGCCCGTGATTACGCAACTAATTCAGAAGTGCAAAGAGTTACTGACCACATTGACCAACGCTTTAATCGGCTTGAAGCAAAAATTGATCAACTTATTCAACAAGCAAAGTAAGGAACCATAATGGCAACCTCAAAATTAAAAATGGTCAAGAAAGACGGCAAATCAGTGCCAGCTTTTGCGGCCGATGGCGTTGGAAAAATGAAAAAAGGCGGCGCGGTAGGCATGCACAAGATGCCTGGCGGCAAGATGATGAAAGATTCTGACATGGGCGACAAGATGGGTCGCGCTGTTAAACGTAAAACGGCCGACGTCAAAGGCCGTGCAATGAAAAAAGGAGCTTAATATGGCTGGACGTGGAATGGGAGCCGCTACGCGCGGTGGTGGTGCTGTTGAAAGCGGCCCCGCAAACAAGATGTTGTCAGAGACTAGCAAGAGCACTGGCGTGCCTATGATGGCCAAGGGCGGCATGGCCAGCAAGGGCATGATGGCGGGCGGCATGATGTCTAAGGGTTACGCTGCAGGCGGCGCGGCCAAGAAGATGTCTAAGGGCATGATGGCGGGCGGTAAACGCGCTAAGTAATGTCATACCTCATCAGCAACATTCCGTACTTTAAGTGCTGGGTTAGACGCGAGTTTACCCACATGCACCAGAAGTACCATGGCGAGTACTTGCACGCAAATGTTATTGCGGTCAACGTCATGCCGGATCGTTGCTTAAGTTTTCAGATTGTGTTTACCGGGTGTGAAAGCCACGTAGACGGCTCTGAAAACGTGCATGGGGGAGCCATGTGGGCGCGCATGCCGATCACTGCGCTGGTGGGAGATATTCCACTGGAGGAGTGGCCCGAGCGCATGCCTACCCATTTAGCGCAGCCTTGGGACTGCCCGTCGCATCATCACACGGTGATCAAGTTTGCCAGGACCAGTCCTAGCCCTTGGTTGTGCAAAATAGACGGGGAATTTCACACAGGCAGGTACTTGTTTACCGTAGACTATACGGATAGTGAGGTAGCAGATTGCCCTGCGCAGCACAAACAAAGCCATGTTTTGGTTTTGACAGATGCTGGCAAATGGACAGGCAATATTGTTGCTCTGCCTAATAATCGTGTCAGGGTCACAAGCCCTGCATTCTGGCAAACAGGGGAGGGTGCTCCAGACTTCAGGCCCAGCCAGTGGACACACTGCGCGGAGCAAGATGACTCGTACATGGACGCACAGCAGACCTTTAACAACCTGTACAGCGAATGACTACCTCCGGCACAACCACATTTGACCTGTCGATTGATGACTTAATCGAAGAGTCGTTTGAGCGCTGCGGCATGCGGCCGACCAGTGGGTATCAACTCACGTCGGCACGTCGCTCACTCAACCTGCTGTTCCTTGATTGGGCCAATCGCGGGTTGAACCTGTGGACCATTGAGCAAGCGTCTGTTGCGTTGGTTGCTGGCGTTTACGAAATTGCGCTGGATGCTTCGGTTGTCAACGTGCTTGAAGCTGTTATTCGCCAGAATAACCAAGGTACAAACACCGACGTTTACATTGAGCGCATCAGCCGTGAAGACTGGCTCAACGTGCCTGACAAGACCACGCAGGCCCGTCCTGCGCAGTTCTACGTTGAGCGTACTAATATTCCCAAGGTGTACTTCTATCCTGCTCCAGCAGCTGGATACACCTTTGTGTACTACCGCATTCGTCGCATCCAGGACGCCGGTGCCTACACAAACACTTCTGATGTCAACTTCCGGTTTTTACCGTGCCTGGCATCGGGCCTAGCGTATTACTTGTCGCTCAAGTTCGCTGCTGACCGAGCTGGTGCTTTGAAAGCGATCTACGAGGAAGACTTCCAACGCGCTGCCCTGGAGGACCGAGACACCGCAAGCGTGCAGTTCGTACCGGACCTGGGGGTATGACATGGCATTTGCAACTGGCATACACTCCTACGGCTTATGCGATTACTGCGGACAGCGGTACAAGTACAACAACCTGCGCAAGAACTGGCGCGGGTTTATGGTGTGTCCCGACGACTACGAGCCAAAAGAGCCGCAACTTGAGCCTCTTCGCTACAACGGGGACGCCATTGCACTGCGCGATCCGCGCCCCGATCGCATTGAACCTGTGTCTGTCTTTGTGGGCGCACCAGGCTTTACGGCGTTCCAGAGCTTCGGTAGCGTTCGAGGTGGCACTAACATGCAGCCGTACATCCAAGACCAAGCGCTCATCGCGCAAGGCGTTGTTGGCACAGTGACTGTGAGTATTACATGACCTACGACGAACTTGTCACCAACATCCGAAACTACACCGAGGTGAACAGTAATGTGTTCACGCCAGCGGTAATCAACACGTTCATCACCATGGCGGAGAACCAGATTCTTCGCGAGATTGACCTGGACGTGTTCAAGCTGGAAGTCACAGGCAACATGACCCAGGGCAACAAGTTTTTAACGGCCCCTTCTGACTTGCTGACACACCGTTACATGATCCTGACGCCCGCAAGTGGCGTGCAGTTGTTTCTGGACTTTAGGGACACGTCCTTTATGAAAGAGTATTGGGCCAACGGTAGCACGCAAGGCACGCCCAAGTACTATGCCGTGTGGGACCAGAACACCTTTTACATTGCACCTACGCCAAATCAAAGTTATAGCGTGGAGCTGGGTTATATTTATCGTCCCACGCAGCTGTCGTCGGCCAATCCGACCACTTGGATCAGTAATAATGCACCTGAGGCATTGTTGTATGCGTGCTTGATTCAAGCCTACAGCTACACGAAGGGACCTGCTGAAATGATGCAGTACTTTCGTGGGGCTTACAAAGAGGCCATCCAAGGTCTGGGCGCAGAGCAACAGGGCCGTCGCCGCCGTGACGAGTATCGTGATGGCATGCTTCGCATTCCACTTAAATCGGATTCACCTGGACCATGATCACAGCACAAATGCCAGTACACGTAGGCAGCGTCTTCGTCGAGACCACGCAAAAGCGCGGCTGGACAACGGAAGAGCTGGCCGCGCGCGCTGCCGATAAGATTATCTATGTGGGTGATCAGTCGCACCCAGCGGTGCAGGCCCAGGCAAGAGCTTTCAAAGATAGCGTCAAGCAAGTCGTGGCGTTTTATCTAAGAGAGGCGGTTGAACAGGACCGAGCAACTACAGCCCTGCGCCTGCGCGAGGCAGGTCACCCCGACTTGGTTCATTTGTTAGGAGATTAAAAATGGCATTTTCAGGAAATTTTATGTGCACCAGCTTCAAAGTGGAGCTAATGAAAGGTGTACACAACTTTACAACCGGCACGGGCAACACGTTCAAGCTGGCTTTGTATGACAACAGTGCCTCGTTCACTGCTGCAACGACCGCCTATACGGCCTCCAATGAGGTGACCGCTTCAGGCTCGTATTCAGCGGGTGGCGGCTCGTTGACCAACGTCACGCCATCGTCTACGGGAACCACCGCGTTCACGGACTTTGCTGACTTGTCGTTTACAAGTGCCACTATTACGGCCTATGGCGCATTGATTTACAACGATACAGCTGCGGGCGACCCTTCTGTTTGCGTTTTGGATTTTGGTGGTGCAAAAACGTCCACCAGTGGCACGTTCACCATTATTTTCCCAACAAACGATTCCACCAACGCCATCATCCGCATTGCTTGATGAGGAGCACGTGTGGCTGATGTCGTTGTTGCCTTCCAAGGCTGGAATGCATCCGGCGTAGGCTGGGGCGAACAGCCCTGGGGAGAGGGCGTTCTTGACATCAAAGCCACTGGGGCCGTAGGCTCTGTGGATGTGACCGCTGACGCGGTCGTTTTAGTTTCTGGGGTAGGCGCAACGGCCTTTTTAGGCCAGATTACCGTTACCGCCAACGCTGATGTCAGCGTTACGGGAGTGAGTGCTACGGGCCAGGTTGGCCAGATTACCATGACGGGTGACGCCAACGTCACGCTCACGGGCGTGCAGGGCACGATGGCCCTGGGCAATGTCACGGTAACCGCCAACGCTAATGTGCCTGTCACGGGCGTGCAGGCGACAGGCCAGGTAGGCTCGGTATCCATTCAGGGGACCGCCAATGTGTCCGTCACCGGTGTTGCCGGCACGATGGCCGTTGGCACAGTAACTGTGCAAGGGGCCGCAAATGTGCCTGTTACAGGGCTGCAGGCCACGGGATCAGTGGGCAGTGTTACGGTAGCCGCCAATGCGGATGTATTTGTTACTGGCGTGTCTGCACAAGGACAGGTCGGAAATGTGCTTGTTTGGGGTGTAGTAGATGACAATCAGACTCCCAACTGGCAAAATGTGATTAGCGGGAACACAGTGACTTGGGTTCAAGTCCTAACGTAAAGGAAATAACATGGCAAGCACCTATTCAAGTAACCTCAAGATTGAGCTGATGGGCACGGGTGAGAACGCGGGAACTTGGGGCACCATCACAAATACCAACTTGGGTACAGCCTATGAGCAGGCCGTCATTGGTCTGGGCAATCCTGACTACACGTCTGATGCCAACCTGACCATTACCCTCACCAACAGCAACGCGGCCCAAGCTGCGCGTGCCTTGGTCCTTAATGTGACCTCCGCGTTTGGTTCGCTCACGCAGACGCGCGAGCTGATAGTTCCTACCATCCAGAAGCAGTACATTGTTCAGAACAACACGACCGGTGGCCAAAGCATCACGGTTAAGACCTCTGGCGGCACGGGTATCACTGTTCCAAACGGCCGCAAGGCGCACTTGTATGTGGACGGCACGAACGTCATCCAGATGTTTGATTTTGTCGACATCAATGGCGGCACGATTGACGGTGCGACTGTAGGAGCTGCTTCAGCTTCTACCGGTGCGTTTACTTCCCTGACCGCCTCTGGCGCGACCACCTTGAACGGTGCGGTTGCCCTGGGCGACGCCTCTGGTGACTTGATCACTGTGCCTGGCACTGTGAACAGCAACTTGCTGTTTACCGACGCAACGTATGATATTGGCGCTTCTGGCGCGACGCGTCCTCGCGATCTGTTCTTGTCTCGCAACTTGACGGTTGGCGGCACGTTGACGCTTGCTGGTGGTGTGAACTTGAACGGCAACGTGACTGTTGGCGACGCGTCTACTGACACGCTGACCATCAACAGCACGATCACCAGCAACCTGATCTTCACCGACAACACCTACGACATTGGCGCTTCTGGCGCGACACGTCCTCGCAGCTTGTTCCTGGCCGGCAACATCACCGCTGCGGGCAATCAGACGCTGACCGGCGCGTTGACCGTGGACAGCACGACTGATTCCAGCAGCACGACCACTGGCTCGATCCAAACGGATGGTGGTGTGGGTATTGCCAAGGCCTTGTTTGTGGGCACCACTGCCAACGTCGCAGGGGCGTTAACCGTTACAGGCGCAGGCTCTATCCAAGGCCTCACCGTGGGTCGTGGTGCGGGTGCTGTGGCTAGCAATACTGCTGTGGGTGCTAGTGCTTTATCGGCTAATACAAGTGGCGAAAACAACACTGCGGCAGGTAATGGTTCTTTGGCGGCTAATACAAGCGGAAGTCAAAATACTGCTTTTGGCAAAGGTGCTTTGTTATTAAATACAACTGGTACAGGAAATGTTTCTGTTGGTCAAGCGTCTTTAGATGCAAATGTTGGTGGAAGTGCTAATACCTCTGTTGGAACTGCAAGTTTGAGCACAAACACTTCAGGCAGTAACAACACCGCCTATGGTCAAGAATCTCTTTACTCCAACACCACAGCATCTGAAAACACTGCTGTAGGTTATCAATCTGCTTACAGCAACACCACAGGCTATCAGAACGTGGCTCTTGGTATGCAAGCCTTGTATAACAATACAACTGGTTATGTAAATACTGCAACTGGCTGGAACGCAATGGTGGCAAATACCACTGGTTTTGCCAATACTGCCAATGGATACCAAGCACTTGGCTCCAACACCACAGCATCAAACAATACTGCGGTTGGTTATCAGGCGGCATACAGCAATACCACTGGTGGGCCTAATAGTGCTTTTGGTTCACAGGCTCTGTATTCAACCACAACTGGATCAAACAACACCGCCATTGGTCGAGAAGCGTTGTATGCCAACACAACTGGTGCAACAAATACCGCCGTAGGTCGTGCCGCTTTACAGAACAACACCACAGCATCTGCCAACACCGCAGTCGGGTATCAAGCACTTACAGCCAACACCACAGCCATTAACAACACGGCATTGGGTGCATTAGCATTACAAGCCAACACCACAGGCAACTACAACACAGCCAGTGGGCATGGCGCACTCTACTTCAACACCACAGGCGTACAGAACACAGCCAATGGGTTGGGAGCACTTGAGGGCAACAC